ACGGTATTTCCTCTTAGGGGGTGCTTCTGCTAGTCGAACTTCTTTTAGACTAGCCGGCGCTACACCTACGGGGCGATCGTGTGAATTCTCTGCCACTGGTTGCGTGGCAGCGGCCAGGACAGCCGCAACCTTTTCTTTCTCAGAAGCAACCAGGTCGCGGAGCAACGTTACCGTCTGCTCGAATCCTTGGATCTTTCCTGTCTGGGCTATTCGAAGATTTGATGCATTGTGCGCCGCATTGTTGAGCGCGTGTACCCCGCGAAGGAGATACCGTTTAACAAGCTCAAGCGTAGTGGCGTCAAGCTTTCCATCTGCTAGATCTTTGTCAGCGTAACCCAGTAGGGACTCCACTACTTTAGCCCCATCAGAGAAGCCAGTTTGACGACCTTCTAGAAGGGCGAGCTCCGTCCTAGCGCTTTCAAGCGCGTCTTCGACTTTGACGCCTACTTCGTAGGTGACCAACTGCTTCAATTCGGATTTGAGTACGCTCATGGGGCTCCTTCTACCTCATGAACTACGCGTAGGGAATGACGCAGAGGACGTCGTTGGTTTTTACCTTGAACTCAAACTTGAGCCTGGCTGGAGCGGTAATGGTGGACCCCGGGTAATAGTCATTGTTAGCTAGGGAGTCCGCACCAGGCCTAAGAAGATTTCCATTAAGGAATACATCGTAATCAGTCAGGAAGTTTCCAAGACTTAGATCCGGGAGAGCTATGTCTAGATTCCCGCTAGCAAGACTTACATCAAGATCCGCTAGAGTGTTAGCAGTTACACGCGCATATACCTTTGGGTACCTAGGCGTGATATTCTTGGCTTGGTTGATAGCGTTTAGCAGGGAAACTTCGCCGTAATTAGTCTCGAATAGATTCCACTCAGCTATCGTGTCTGAGAGCTTGATCCCTGTCGTCTGAGCCCAGGTGGAACCGGTCTGATTTCCATCATCGAGATACAGCTCACCCGCACCGATAACCCTAAGATCATTGACGCCGACCGTCTCAATTACACCGGCGTTGACGCCAATATCGATACGAGTGGAACCCGTAGCTGTGCTCAATCCAGTACGGAAATCATTAACAACAGCGTCATTGTTGAACACATCGACGTCGATGCCTAGCTGAACTTCGCTAGTGCCTCCGGTGCTGCCTTCCAGAATAGTAAGTAAATCCGCATTCAGCAGATCCCGTACTTTCCACGTAAGAGCTACGGCGTTAAGGTCGAGCGTGGCGTTGGTGAGGAGCTCCACAGGGGTAATGCCCTGGTTGTCGTAGGCGACCTGCCGGGTGACAGTAGCTGCGGACGCAACGTCTACTACAGCGCCGCGGAGGAAGTCCTGCTCGTTCAAATCCTGTAGAGCCTTACGCTCGGCATTTGTGTAGTTGACTACCTTGCCCGCGATGTCCGCCACAGGAACGGCTTCGAGGCCATCGCCTGTAGCATTGATCCTAACAAAGCTAAGCTGTACGCGATTAGGCGTAGTGCCGGTAATCGTGAAACCGTCCGTAGCGTTCTCGGACTGGAGTAGTGCGAAGATGTCGCGGCCTGTCGCTGATTGAATCTTCTCCCTTGTGGTTCCATCCACGATCTCGCAGAGATTCTTAGGGTCGATAGCATTGGATCCCGCTACTGCGGCCAGACTATGTGCCGCGAATGCGCCTGCGGCAGACGCTACAACTGTGCCCCGTGTCACTACTGCGCCAACAGCGGCTACAGTATTGGCAGGGATCTGCGCGATAGAAAGTACAACGAAGTTCTGTAGCGCCGGAACAGTCACATCCGTTAGATTGGTGACGGCAGTCAGGACGCGCTTGCGTTCTAGGTCGTGCAGGTCGGTATTCAGATTGGTGATGCCGCGCTTGGCCCCGTTCTCAAAGGACCCCGGGGTGTTGAGGTCAGACCACCAGTCCCCTGCATTGTCGGCATAGAGAAACCGCTTAGCCTGTGAACGAATAGCGTTTAGATCGCCTTCGATTTCAGTAGCGTTCGTCTCTAGCGTTACACCCGCCGCTATGGTGTCGTCATAGAGGTCAGAGTTACGGATCTGTGTATCTTGACGAATAAAGGTACGCGACATAGGGGCCTCTCCCTCGCGGGGGATTACTGCGTAAAGTTTGGGCTACTCGCCGCGAATAGCTCGGCTTCGTAGATACTTAAAAGCTTCGAAGAATCTCGAATGGTCCGACGTAGTATAGGCGCTCTCCTGCGCCGTTCCCTCGGCCACAGTAAGTTTGAAGGTGAAAATAGCACGGCCCTTGCTTTTGGCGTTTATACCGTTCAACTCCACGCCCTTGATCATCAAATAGCAAGCGAGGCCTATCTTGTCGGTAGAGAATAGTCCGGGTGTCATCGTAGGTAGTCTACCAGAATCACGTCATTTGTCCTCGGGGCGAGCACGAAGATGACGGTGGAGGGTGGGGACACTGTGTAGTCACCCGTACGCCGCTGACGAACGCCATTAAGGTAAAGGCGTTCCGTATCGCTGCGAAACGGGGCTGCGGTTACAAACGAAGCGTTGACGCCATCAATAGCGCCTCCTGGTATTTCGCTGTAAACCTCGGTGCTGCGAGATGGGCCGGTAATAATCATAACGGAAGCCCTTAAAAGGAAAGGGACGCCTGGCATAGCACCAGACGTCCCTAGATTACCACATCACCTGAGCTTACGGGAAGGTGATCGACTGGATCGACAGGCGGTTACCGATACCAATGCCCGGCGCTGCGTACGTCCAGAAGGTGATGGTGTCAGCCTCCTGCTTGATGTACAGGGTCGCATCCTGGAGCAGGAAGAAGTTACCCAGGTAGTTCTCAGGCGAATAGATATACGCCTTCTTCGGGTCGTGGATGGTGGACTTGATGGTGGTGATGACCGGGAAGCCCCAGAGCTTCTCTTCACTCTCCACGCCCTCATCGTAGTGCCGCGACGCAATGTCATTACCGACACTGGTGGCAACCAGGTCAAGGGCCTCGTAGTACAGGCTCTTGGTCATGGTCATCTTGCCGATAGGCCGGCGACGATTTACCATCTTCTGGAAGCCCTGCTTGAACGCAGTGGAGTTAAAACCACCGGCGTTAATGTTCTGCTCGACCGGGTTGAGTGCGATGAGCGCGTCAACCGTCTCTTGCCACTTCTTATCCTCTTGGTCCGCCATGTCCTTGACAGAGTTATCGGAAAGCATCTTCCGAATGTCGTTCTGGTAGGTCATCAGCTGGAACTTCGACTTGGTGAAGTGCTGGCTCTCAGTCTTCCCGAAGAAGACAGAGTAACGCGGCCCCTTGAACCAGGTGCGCGGACCGGCGCCCTGGAACTGGACGAAGGTAGCCACCGACTTGGGCTCCTTCTCCACGATCTTCTTGGGCTCGTCCGTGTTTTCGTCACGGTCGATCTCGTCGTCCTGGAGCAGGACCGGCGTGAGAATCTCACGCGCGTATGACTCCTGACGAACGAACTCGCGGATGAATGCACTGCCTTCCGCCGCTGCCTCTTTGATGCGCCCGTCTTCGATCTTCTTGACGAAGTTCGAGTTGACGAACTGTGCTGAGACTTGCTGGGTTTCTGTCTTGTAAGCCATTTGGAAAAGCCTCCGTGTACATCTGCCCAGAGTCTGAGCGTAAAGGGTTAGTCGTGATAGATATTAGGAAATGCCGCCCTGAGGCACAATAACCTGAAGGACGCCATTGATTGCGTCGAGCCCCGCGGGACCAACAGCGCCGATGATCTGGTCAGTTGCACCAGCAACGGTCACCTTACCTGCGGAGAACGAAACAAGAACGCCGGGCGTGTACGGACCAGCTACAAACTGATCGGTGTTCATGGTGAAGCCACCATTTAGAACGGTAAGCTTCTGCACGAATGAGCCCGTGAAATCCTGGTTACCATCGATGGCAACAAACGCCATCTGGGCATTCAGCCGGGACGCAACAACGTCGCCAGTGGTGCCAAGAAGAGCCTCACCTGTGGTGGTGTCCATCACTACGATGGCGCCCGCCGGGATCGTGCCCGCGACAGGGGTACCTTCCGAGTTGAGGGTCATCCCGCCAGGAACGGCAAGGACCTGTGCGAGGGCTGCAACGGCAACCGGGTTATCAACGGAAACAATGTCAAACTTCGAGTTTAGGATGCTCATTGCGTGTCTCCCTGCTTTCTATCCGCCTGACGGCGTTAGGAATTGATGTAATTACCAAACCGCTCGTAGGCAGCTTCTGCCGCTTCTTTCTTGCTTGTCGGCTGCCTGCTAGCCGATTTCTCGCTTGACCGGCCAAGGCTCTCAACCCCGCCGGTACTGCCAGCCGTCTTCTCCAGCAGCTGCTTAACCGTGGAAAGTACATCTTCCCCGGAGGATGAAAGTTTAGCGAAAACCTCTTCCGGGATCTCCTCGCCGGTTGCTTCCGCGTATTTGTCCGCGACGCTTTTCATGGCAGCGTCACGAGCAGTCTTTACTGCGGCGGCCTTTTCGACTTCATGGCCGTCGATAATCTTGGCCGTCTCTTCGAGCACAGCAGCGACCTTCAGAAGAAAATTAGCGGACATTAGAGCTCACCTTTGTGCGCAGGACGTTCAACGCCCGCGCCGCCTGGATAACCTGCCCGCACTTCACTTGAGTAGTAGCCTCTACAGAGGCGGCTTTCTCCCGAAGAAGGACGGCTAGCTGTTTGAGATTCTCAGACGTCATAGGTTTTCCGGAACTTAGCCAAGTCAGTATAGGTGATTGGTGATGAGTCTGCGATCCGTAGCTGCTCAGCTACTTTCATCAACATCTTTCCAGCCTCTGTCTTGAAAGACTGTTCCTTGGTATAGGCCAATTCCGCCTGCTTAACCACTTGCCCCTGTTCCACTTCGCGCATCACTGACGCAGCTAGCTGGCTTAGATCTTTCATGATTTGCTCCAGCGAACGGTCAGTGCTTGCGCGACAGGGGCCTCGACGCTTGCTGTTTTCACCGTAGCCTTGCGCACAGACAGAGGCAGATTGGCTTCAGCCAATTTGAACAGCTGGGCGTAGGTAGCGCGGGTGACGGAGTTGTACATAACGTATTACCGCTGTGCGGCCGCAATGATCTGCGCGGTTACTTGCGCGGCCTTCATGAACTCGAGGGAAGCGGTCTTGTAGATGGTTTCAACAGTATCGTTGTAACCCTGCACGTAAGACTCTTCCGCTTGCTTCTCCAGGTCGGCCTTAGCGGTGTCGTACCCAAGCTGCGCGGCCTGCTTCACCAGTTCCGCGTTTTCCTGGGAGAACTTGCTGTAGTCAATGGCAACCGGTGAAATCTTAGAGACCGGAGTACCGGAGACCATCTGTTGCGCAGTCTTATTCCACTCCGCCATACGGGCGATCGCAGAATCGGCAAAAGCGGCGCCCAGAAGCTGCGCCTCTTTGACGGCTGCTTCCTTCTCAGCGCCGGCAAGCTCCTGCGCGACCTTCATCACATCATCAACTGGTGACGCCGCCGGGGTGGCGACTGAAGCAGATTTCTCTGTTGAGGAGAGCGCGTCGTGCAGTGCCGAAACAAGCGACGACTGAGTAGAGGCGGTCTTCTCCGCGACAGGAGCGGAAGTATGGTCGCTGGCCTGCTTCTCAGCAGCCTGCACCTCACGGATACCAGCAAGAATTCGGTCGATCTTCATGGGTTAACCCTCAGTTGCAGGAAGTCTAGTAGACCCCCGGTGGAAAAACAAATAACTACCGGAGCAGCACACTACCAATTTTTTCAACGACAGCATCAATATCAATATCAGGGGATAGCACACTGTCTTCTGCGTTACGCGATCCTAGCGTACCAGCGTACTCAGAGAATTTACTGAGTGCATGTCTAACGCCGCCATAGGCGCCCAATGTCCCTAGCACGCCAAGCGACGGGTTATCCGCGTAGAACGAACCGAGCCGATCCAGTACGCGCCGCCCAAGCGGGGCATCCGGATCATTTACAGGCTGGCCACTTTGAAGACGAGAAACGTAGTCATGCCCCAGGGCAGCTACTAGCGCTGCGGACCCTAGAATTGGTAGCCCGACTGAGGCCGCATCAGAGTGCTTGCGCATCTCTGTCAGTGTAGAGATTGGTATACCTTCGTCCGTCAGATACTGTGACCCGTACTCGGGACGAAGAGCCTTGCTGCCAATTAGACCGGCGGTAGCCCAAGTAAGGGGATGGTACGCAGACGGAGTGAGATGCGCTGCCAAACGCCCGCCACCAGCCAGCAGTGCTCCTGTACCAATTAGTTTGGCCAGTTGCTTCTTAGCGATCTCATCATGGGCGTCACGCGCCGCGCCGCGTGTGGTTATATACTTATCCCCTGTCGCGGGGTCGCTGACGTGCAGATTCTCAGTCCAGTTAGGTTCTTCAGACCGTAGCTGGGGCGGTAGAAGACTCCGCGAGAGGTAGTCGGTAATAGTGGAGCGCTTCTCAAGATACTTTTCAGCGACTACACCAATCTCAGGATTTACGTTACCGACAGTATGCTCGTACATCCCGGTGGCCCCCAGTTGCTCGAGAAGCTGAGGGTGCGCTGCGAACAAGTCGAAGATGTGCCCCTGCATTGCTACAACGCCATCTAGTACATGCTCCGGAATTTGGGTGCCCGGCGCTAGGCGTTCTACAATCATTTTAACGAACTCAGGCGTAGTTAGAATTACGCCTGCGGCCGATAGCGTAGAAAGTACTTGGGCTACCGGGTACTTGGCTAGAGACTTGATAGTACCGTCGTCGAAGGAAGGCATCCGACTGACAGCCGGTAGAATCATATCCCGATACTTCTGGGTGTTGTGTACGTCGAGCTCTGAGAGAGGAGACGTCTTATGATCAACTGGTACGCCACGGACGACTTTGTCGATATCAGCGATCTTACGAATCGCTGCCCTCTTCTCCTCTACGGAATCCAGGTACTCCCCAAGCTCGGCGGACGTACGTACCGTATATGAGCTTTCATCCGCGACTTTCTTCATCATGAATCCCGTAAGATCTGCGGGTTTCACGACAAATGAAATGTCGAAGAATTTAGGGGAGGGATTAAGCGCGCCAGCGCGAAGGCCACTTGGCGTTACTTGGCGCATCCCAAACTTAAGGTGGTCGCAATACTGTTTACGCGTCGGAGCTTTGTGCCCGCAGATGGTACAAACGTCATACTTGATCCGGCAGCCCATCGACACCGCAGGATATTCTCCGGCTTCAATGCGTTCCGCCAAGTCAGGCGCCAGATCATTACGAAGACCTAGAAGTAGCTCAACGCGGTGCATCTGAGGATTCCAGAAAGACTTGAGCACGTCGCCGCAAGCTTTCAACGGATCCTTGTTTTGGTGGTGCCGGTAAATCTTGCCATGCTCTTCGAAAGATTTGTAATGATTCGGAAGGACCTCTTGCTGCGTAACCCAGGCGCCGTCAGACGAGCAGCAGCCACACGTAGGCTTAATGCTATTCTTGTAGGGGAACTCGTTGAAACCGTCACCGTTACGATTCAAGTCATATGTCTCGTACGCCCCGAGAGCCAGTACGAGAACGATGCTAGTGCCAGGTTTTGGCTCTACGGCGCGAATGTAGTCGGACGCCTCGCTAGCCGTCTTGGTGAATCGTTCACGCAAAGGACGACCATTAGCGCCCCATAGGAGCACAGGCTGAACCGTCGCTTCGCCAGTAGCGAAGTGCGTGTCGATCTCGACTACCTTACGCAAAGAGGCCTCGCATCAAGTTTACTGCGTATTCCCGACCTAGAAGCTGTACTGCACGAGCTGCGTCGTACTCTTCTCCAGACAACTTCTCAAGTTGTTCATCAAGCATGTCGTCTACATATTCAGCGGTAGCGAGCTTCTGTAGAAGCTCCGCTGTAACGTCGGGGGACGCTGCCAGCTTCTCGCCGGTGACCCGATGCTCTCCTCGCAGAGCCATCATCTCCTGCAGAAGGTCGCCTGAGGAGTTCTTTACGTACGTAAAAACATCGTCACAGGCTGCGGCAAGACTCTCCTGTGCAGAGTGTGCGAGTCCAAGATCCTCACTAGAGGATAGCTTCTCGAGCCCTGCGACTACTTGCAGCTTTTTCCATACGGTAACGTAGCGCATCTTAGCCTCCAAGATCTTTAAGGGCGTTTAGACCCTGATTGACCTGGCGCCACTCCGCCAAGCGAGTCATCAGCTTGGTACCGATGATATCAGCAGCCGTCTTTTCATTAATTTCATCAACGCCGTACATAGTGGCGGCTACCTTATTGAGGCCAAAACGCTGAACGGCCTCACGTAGCTCTGGCGCGATAAACTGGTCAATATTTTCCATGGTTAGTGCCCCTGCCCGTAGTGCGGTTTTGCGTCAGCGATAGCTCGCTCGGTATCCACCAAATTCTTGATGGTAGCGTAGTTAACCCCAGAGCCTCCCATTACGGCTTCACGGAGGAAAGACCTAACAGCATTGATGTCTAGCGAAAGCGTAGGAGCGAACCGTACCATCGTGCCGTAGGAATCTTTAACGAGAGTCCGGCTGTCAGGGTGCCTAGATATGGCATCACTGAGAACCGGGTCCGTGCGTAGAAGCGTATCCACGAGAGCCTTACGCTTGGGTTCGAGCATAAAATGATCTCTAAGCGCGTCAACTCCCGACCCAATTCCGTGAGCGGCTAGGCCTACCAATGCGCCACCTACGGAGGAACCTATACCTTTGCTGATGCCCTCCGTAACAGAGCTGCCCATAGAAGGCCAAAATCCAGGTTCTTTGGTACTCATGCGCTTACCCACAGCGCGAGCAGCCGCGTTACCTATCGATTTAACATCTTTACCGTGCTGAGCCTTGGACTGTTGCTGAAACTTTTTTATACGCGCCTCTAGCTGCTGCATCTCGGACTTGGGCGCCTTCGCGGCTTCCTTGGTCATCGAATACAACTCAGCCTTCTTCTCAAGGAAGGAGTCCAAGCTAGCAACAATCACGCGGCTGGGGTCGGCGTAGGCATTCATGAGTTCGTCCTCATGCTGTTTTTGGGACGTGTTAAAAGCATGCAGGAGTATAGGCGCAAGAGCGGCAGTACCCACAGCGGCTCGAGCTAGCGCAGGTCGTTTCGCTATAGCGGAGCCAGCGTTGCTGATACTTTTGGCCAACGAGCTATTAGGGTCGTGCGTGGGGGATACGAATTTAGACACGCTGCGGTACCCCGCGCCCAGGGCTCCTTTAGCGGAGGAGGCAGCGCCACGAGCGCCTTCCATTAGCGCCAGTCCTCGGCGTAGATCCCCGCTGTCTTCCTTTGGAAGATTAGCCAACACAGCGCGCGGGTCATGCCCGAACGCCTCTTTTTCAAAGAGCGCTAGCACCTGCGCTTTGAAAATAAGGTTCTTCACATTACCGCCCTAGTTCGGGCATGTTCTTATCAACCCAGGCCAATGCACCAGACATTTTCTGGTACGTCTGCCGGGCCTCATGCGCTTCCCGCAAAAGTTTGATCTCCGGGGTGTTATCTACAACAAGGCGTTCCTGTAGGAACGCTACTTTTTCAGCTGTCATAGGAACGCTAGATACTTTTAGCTCTTCGTACAGTACCGCCATCTCAGGCGCGGCGTCTGAGCCTAGATCGGCCCAAGCCATCTTCTCGAAATCCCTGAATTTGGGCCCGTACCCAGGAGCGCGGCGGAAAACATTGGCTAGGCTCCCTAGCTTCTCCTCCCAGTCAGCCCCCGCCGATAGACGAGCCAGCGTGAACTCTGACGCTAGCTTACGTAGATTCAGCACTACCATGTCAACACGGGGTGCCTTCTCAACATATTCTGACGCCACCTTTTCGGTGGAAGCCACATCAAACTTCTTACCTAGACGTTTCTCAAGCATCATGTCAGGCACTTCACCGGCCAATTTGTCGTTGTTGACATTGGCGCTCTGCGGCGGGGCCGAAGCGTGTGACACCATATTACGAATTACAGCTTCAGGGTCGCCGGTATCAAACTCGATCATTTTGTCCCCGCCGTCCTTTTTCTTGAATAGCTCTTGGAAGGTAGAGACATTCGCCAGGCGTACGAGGGTCCTAATCTCTTCAGGATTAAGGTTATTCTCGGTGGCAAATTTCTCGGAGAGCTCATTCAGGCTCTTTTTAGTTACTAGGTGCTGCTCCGCGAGATTCTGGGCGTGCTTTATATACTCTGACTCGTTCCAGCGCATGGCTATATCCTAGTGGAAAATGTCATCCAGCAAAACAGGAGATTTTTCTACCGAGATAGTTTCGTCAACGCCTTCCAAGGCGATACGAAGTTCCTCGTAGGCTTGCTTAGTTGCCTGCGGATCCATCTTCTCGAGGATCTCAGCATTTCGAATAGCGGTAGCCCACCACTTCTGAGATTCTTTGGCTACGCTACTAGTAAGACTATTTCCGCGGTGTGACATACCTCGATAGAATGCGTCGATCATAGTGCGCCGCACGACAACTCGAGTGTCCACGCTCTGCTGACCGCCATACGTCCAAATAAGATATTCAGCCCCGACCATGATGCCGGTCTTTAGAAGCTCCCCGGCATAGGCATCACCGTCGTAATTAGACGCGTATGAAATCTTTTCGAGACGATTCCTGAATGCAGTAACGTCAAAGAAGAGGTACTCATACGCGAGTATTACTAGCGCTGGAATGCCTAGGACAGATGACATTACTGCGCGATCCGCGCCTGAGAGTACGAAAGCATCCAAGACTGCGCGATGCTGCGTATCCAGATATAGATCGTAGGCGTACTCGACTAGGGGATCCGGAGTTCCAGTACGCGTAATAAGCCCGTGGAGAGCTAGCTCGAAATCCCCCGGAGGCGGGGGAGTCGCTGTCTTTACGGATGCGAGCACAGACTCGAACCTGTGCCGTGGTGACGCCCGTTTCATTATTACCCCTGGTAGACGCTATGGTCATTCTGGTCCCGCAGGACGAGTGTGTTCTGATTAATCTTCAGAATCAAATCACCCATTCCACGGAACGTAGAACGAAGATTGTCTTCCAGCGAGATAAAGGCATCGTCGCCAATATCACCCTTGATGCGCATTTCGTCCATCCAGAGCGTAAGTAGCACGCGCCCCAGATTGTCTAGGGACTTCTCAAGGTTCGGCAGATAGCCAGCGACCATCTCTTTGAGAGACGGAGTTTGGGCCATCGACGAAAGAGCCGCAGCGTCGAAAGTACCAGCGTCATTGAGCTGTCCTGCTTGCTCAATGAACTGGGGGTTTACTTGCTGCTGCATCGTATCCATGGACCCGTCATCTGACGACATTGTTGCTTGCGGCGGCTGTTGCTGTTGCGCATTCGGGTCTTGCCCCGGCTGTCCAGCTTGAGGCTGCCCAGCTTGAGGCTGTCCAGCTTGAGGCTGTCCAGCTTGAGGCTGCTGCGCCTGAGCGTTGGGATCCTGCCCAGGCTGCGGCTGACCGCCCATACCTTGAACAGGCGCACCAGCGCCCATCTGAGACGGGTCCATCGGGCCACCCATTGCGGCTGCTGCGGCAGCAGGAGCAGCGCCAGCGCCACCACCACTAGCGATCATGCTAGCGCGTTGCTGGATTGTCTGCACCATTTGCTGCATCTGCGTGAGAGCAGCCATCTGGCCCTGGATGCTCTGCATCTGCTCGGCTACCGCCATATCAACAGGCGACGGGCCTTGAGGCTGTTGCATCTGAGCCTGTTGCATTTGCATCATTGCGGCTTCGGCGGGATCAGGGGCTTGTTCTTTTCCACCTTCGGCGGCGACACTCATCCGCGCCGCCACCTTCTGAAACTTCTCCTGCTCAATAATCCAGAAGGAGTAGTTTCCAGTGTCAGCCGCTTGCTTGAGCGCGAACTCCGCGTCGTCGATGGAAATTACTGCGTCCGTCGCTAGCTTGCGGAGGGCGGAAACAAAATTAGGCGCGTAGTCACCCGAGATGTTGTAGCCATCTTCACCTGTGTACTTAGACACCTTAACCTTCTCGGCGCCCTCCTCTAGCATCGCGTCGGTGGTCCAGTGGAAGATGTCCTTAGGTGACGTGAGGAAGTCGCGCTGTACGAGTTCGCCTTTGGTAGGAAACCAAACGAAGTTGCTCGGCATGTAGACTACGTCGCTATTGGCCGGGATCATCAACTTACTAGTAGGGCTCTTCTCGTCCATGACGAGGGTCTTCTTACCCCAGCCGCCAAGAACCTCGATGTGCTTCTTGCCGTCGGTCGAGGTGATCGATTCGATGGTTACAGGGGCGGTGGCTACGAACGTACCGCCACGCTTCTGTACGAAGATACCCTTTTGACCCTTGCGAGGGCCCGCAGCTGAAGTCTCCCCGACCGTCTTCTTGAAGACAGCAGAACCTTCTAGCTGGCTCATCGCAACCTGCGTACCAAGAAGCACGCTAGACTCGATTAGGTCGCCGTCTTCGGTAATCCCAACATACCGATCCACGTGGAATTCATCTTTGTACCCGGTGATGCCCGGGATACGATACCGAGAATTGTGCCCCTGCAGCGGGTCTGCGGGACCTTCATTGGTGGGGCGGAATCGGATGTTACGCGCCGGAATTCGTTTACCATCCGTGTCAGAGAACAGGTTGATGGGGTTAGCGATAACTAGCGCGACTACGGGCTTCCCATCTTTCTTCCACAGCTTGTAGGCTCCAGCATCTTTGGGCTCGTGCAGATCCAGATAAGGCTGGATCGCTAGAGCACGGTTGACCCTCTTACGGTCATCTTTAGCGTAGTAGCCCTTAACCTTCACACCCTGGAAGGCTGCGGGGGACTTAGAACCAAAGATGTCCTTGAACTCCATTGAGGTAGTCTTGTCGTCTGCGACGTACAAGGCACCACCCGTCATTTTGATCCCGCCGCCATAATCAGCGAGTTTAAGGGAATCGACCAGGGGTTTCTCGCCATAAAACCACACTGCCTGCTTCAGCATCGTGGGGCGAGTTTCAAATAGTTTAGCCGCGGCCGTCTTTACCTTGTTAGGGGCCTTGGAGAGAAAATCAAGGAACGCCAACTTGGGCTCAACTTGGTTACGGGCTTCGTCGAAGACACGACCGGCCTGCTTGATAGCGCTGGAGGTATCTGACGCGTAGCTGTAGCGGCCCGTGGTGGGCGGTACGACAGTGTTTCGGATATCAACATCAGTCGGCATGGTCTTGGGCGGAGTAACACCCCGGCCCATCTCACCAAGCGACTGCTTGTCTAGCTCTTCGAGCCATTCTTTGCTCAAAGGCATGAAAGCGTTAAGATCTTTGTAATAGAGAATATCCAGGGGCTTAACCTGGTTATCCGCCATCACCACAGGGATGTAGATAGTCTGCCCGCGCCGGATAACCACAAAGGCGCCTACACCGGAACCCTTCTCGTGGTCCGTCTCAAGAACTTTGAACGTAACAACATCCGGGGCCACGTTAGGTAGCTTGCTCAAAAGGATGTTGTAGGCCATCTGAGAGAGACCCTGATCGAACAAGGCTTTCGCCTGGTCGCTCGTACCACCTTGTTGGCCCATCCCCTGTGTCCGTGGCGAGATAGCAGGCATTTCGTTCTCCTACAGCAATCAGTTTACCACGTAAAGTAAAACGGCCGCCAGGCCCGGATACTGTGGACCCGACGGCCGTTGCGGGCCAACATGCTAAACGCTACTACTTAGCTTGCGGCCGACGATGCTGCGATTTCACGAATCTTTCCAAGAAGAGCGCTTTCCTTCTTCTGGGAATGCCCGATTTCGTCCTTGTGCTCCGGGTCCTTCTTGTACTTGCTGTGATCAACGTCCTTACCGTGCTTGGACTCATCACCCTTCATGCCCTCGGCTTCAGCCTTCTTCTCGCCGTGAAGCGTATTCAGATACGCCTGACGCCCGGCATGGTCGTAGCCAATCATCTTGCTGATAGCAGCGACCTTCTCATCGTCACTCATCGTAGGCAGGTAAGGCCCCACATCTTCAGCGGTCTTCTTGAAGAGAACCAGGAACGCATCTTCCTCGGACGTCTTCGAAGCGTCGATGACTGAGTTGGTGCCCGAGGGGCTGTTCTTCGGGGCCTTCGGGTGCGGCTGCTCCTTACCAATGCGCGCAGCCTCATCTTCCTTGATGTTCGCGTTGCCACGACCAACATGGTACATGCCCTGGGGACGGTTCTTCTGGTCAAGTGCAGCGACAGTGTCGATCTTTGCGGCGTCGCTCAGCTCGTTCTTATCCTTGCCGTCGTGCAGACCAACTAGCTTGTTGGCAATCTTCTTCAACTGCGCGTCAAGACCCGCGGCCTTGGAAGATCCTGCGTCGTGGGTAAGAGAATTGCTGCCCGCAGGCGTATTAGCCGGACCCTTGGGGTTCTTGCTCAGATCGCCAATGTGTCCCTGAATAGTCTCGAGCTGAGTCTTGCCCATCCCAAGATGATACGCCCCTTCCGGGCGCTGCTTCTTATCGAGCGCGGCGACTTCGCCCCACTGCGCAGCTTGCGACGCATCATTGCCCTTGTCGCCACCCTGGACGAGACCACCCCCAGTAGCGAGCTTGTACTCAGAAGCTGCCTTGTCCATACAGGCAACCGCTGCTTCTGCTGCGAGATCCGGGTACGCAGTAGATGACGCAGTCTTCGTCAGGTCCGCGGACACTTTTGCGGCTTCTGGTGACGGGGGCGGAGGAGCTTCTGCGCCTTCCGGGACAGGAGGACCACCCGCTTCAGGGCTACCAGGAGCGGCGGCGCCAGCTTGCTCCATTAGGGCGTGGGCGATCTCCATTAGCTTGTTGGCGACTTCTGCCATCTGCTCAGGGGAGTGCCCGCCTTCAGGAGAAACTTCCGGCATCCCGCCAGGAAGACCGCCAGCCTCACCAGGAGCGCCAGGGGTGGCGTCAGCAACGGCGTCAGCGGCCTCGTCCATTGCTTCCTTGGACGGGAATGCGACGATCCCGCTACGAACCAGTTCGTGTGCTACGCCTCGCGCCGCTGCCCGCTTAAAAATTCCCATGAAAGTTATCTCCTTCTTACGTTGGCCGGAGTGTAGGCCAGAGTTTGGTGTTTTACAATTTGATACGGGCAGCCATCACCGGTACGACTAGCATAGGAAAAATTACTCACCCGCCGCAACCTCTGAATTTTCTACGGATGGTTTAGGGTCAAAATGGCTACCAATAGCGCGCCCGGCATTCGCTAGAAGCATTCCTCCGCCTACAGTACCAACGGTACCCGCCAGAGGTCCACCTAGCATAGATCCAGCAGTTCTCCCAAGCATATCCCCTACAACTTCACCCCGGCTACTTTCAGGGGACATCTTGGCGAACAAAGCCGTAAGGGCGAGAGGCATCGCGAGGCTACCCGCTATGGACCCCGCCGTACGGGGAAGGCCTTGATGGTATAAACCCGTACCAGGTTTGAACAAGGTACCCGCCCTGATTTGTTTTGCCGCTTCAACAGGATGTCCGAACGCCTGGTTCCTTGTTGACGTAGCTACTTCCTTCCAAAACTCAGGAGATAGTACTCCAGCGTGCTTGGTGAGACCGAACGCCTGAAGCGCCGCCACAACTCCTGCGTTAGTGCTACGTGCGCTCATAGTTAGTAACGCCCTTCGGGGCCCATACCGAATTCAGCGCCATAAGCATAGGCAGATACCGGATGTGTACTATGGCGATCTGACGCTGCACCAGTGCGCGCGCCCTGGAGAAGACTGTCTTTGAGATATCTGTGCGCTAGGCGGGCCATCCAGTCAGGGTGCAGCAGAGGATTCCGCGCCAGGGGGCGCATGAGAAATTCTACTTTGGGGAGGCTAGTCGCCACAGTGACGGAGGTAATGCCGTGAGATTTCAAAGTGGTCAGGGCGCTAGCTGAAAGCGGAGTTCCAACGGTGAAATGCAGAACTTCTTTCCCCAAGGTTAGGCCTTCCGCCTGGTTAAGGGGAACGACTTTTCCACCGCTAGCAGCGGCGTCACGGTAAGTCGTATAGGGGAGTACTTCGCCCTTTATGAGCTCAGGGTGTTCGTCGGAGTGCTCTAGTACTTTGATGTGGCTGAGATCAGCCCTGGCGACCAGCTCAAGATGCCGCTTATCGACGTCGATGCCTTGGCGCTTGTAAATGTCATGGAGCGTGTCAACGAGGTATTGTCTACCGGCGCCAAAACCTTTATGGAGAATGAGGTCATCGGGTTTAGGAATTCCTTCAGAGAGAATATCACCAGCTTCTACTTTCTGACCCGTAGACACCACGGCTTTCAGGTTAGGTCCCACGTAGTGCTGCGTATCTCCAACATAGATATGGCTACCGCCATGTGACGCTGGAACGATCTTAGTAACGGTACCGGCGTGCTCTGCGAGAGCGGCCTTGTTGATGAAGTTCTGGGGGACTTCCAGAAGCTGACGGATACCAGCGATACCTTCCAACTTTGGTGAGGTACCTTTCAGAACGCGCATACCGTGCTTAGCCCCGAGGGCCATTTGCGTCAAGGGCTCCGAGATCGATTGTGCGGCACGAACACCAACATTGATACCAATAGCGTGCGGACGCCCGCGCTCATCAAGACCCTGACATTTTCGGCAAACGCCGTCGGATAGGTCGCATGTCATTGGTGATCGGACATACACAGTCTTGACAGCGTCACGTAGTTTCGATGCGACAGCTTTTGTTACAACATCATTGCGGTGAAATCCTGCTTGATCTTGAGATAGGTAACGGTCAACGACATTGCCGTCTTGGCTATTCAGTGCGATTCCGTTATGCGTCCCACAGTCATCGGCTGTAATAACCATGGGGTACATACTATTAGTCATGATCTTCGACATATCGCCAGGTTCGGCGATAGCGGTGTATGTCTGTACGGTGTTGTGGCGAGCCTCGTTACCGGCGGCCCAGTGATCCGCGGCGGACAGACCTTCTGCGTATGACTTACTGATGAGCCAGGGATTGATAGCTCCGCGACCCGTGGTAGTCGCAACTGGAGAAGCAATTGTCTTCATCAGCTGGGGGATATTTCCGCGGGCGCCTGAAAGAGCCATGGCTGTCATAGAGCCAGGATGTGTTTTGGTATGCTCGAGCATCCTCTTCTGGACATCGAGTATGATGTTTTCCTTCTCCGCCATAGTCTTAGCGTTTTTCATGGCCGCTACACCAGGCGCCATGATCGCATCACGAGACTTATATTCTGGCGTGATATCATCAAGTCCGACCGAGATACCCTCTAGAGTAGAGAGGTCATCTCCAAGCTGTTTAAGCTTACTCACAATCTCTACATACTCCGTGGGATCCTCCTGCGCGAGATCCAGCATCTTCTGCTGGAACTCTTTTTTATTCAAAGTGCCCGTAACGTGATGCTTAAGCGGCAGCAACGAGTTTACGAGGTACTTACCTAGAGTCTGGGACATGGAGAATTAAAGACCGTTAGGGTCTTTTGGCGCCGGAGTGAGAGCATTCTGAATTAGTCCTGCTGCCACGGGGATACCGAGCCCAGATACCATTTGTCCGCCGAAGGTATCCATGAAGGGCTTCTTCGCTGGTGCGGCGCCAGGAGCTCCAGGTGCAGCAGCACCTCCGAATACAGGGCCCTTAGGCGCGGCAGAGGCTACAGGTGGGGCAGCAGGAGGAGCGGCTGGCGCTACCTTCTTAGGGAAGTTCATGACAGGTACGTTGGCTACCTTGAACATGGCGTGGGCTTCTTTAACCCCAGCCTGGTAGTAAATTTGATCAATCATATTGCTGCCCCATCCCGGCCGATGCCGGAGTAATCGTAGGAGGACGCGCCAGTAGCGAAAGGAGAAGACTTAGCGCCCCACCGTACGGGGTTCCCGAAGCGCTTCTTACCCTCATCTTTTAGCGGGGAGACCCCGGGGTCCAAATCTGTAAGATGCTTAGCTAGGCGTTCAGCGGATACGTTCATGTCACCATGAGGGATCGCTCGCTGATAGGAGTCTCCGGCGGTACGAAAGCCGAATTCCTCCTCGGCACGAGCCTGACCTTCAGCGTAAGCTAGTTTCTTAAACATGGCTGAGCCTAGGTTATTTGTTGGAACTGGACAATCTGTTGGGCGCTACGGAGTTCTCTTTACTGCCAACCAGGGCTTCTCGCCGCTTTACGGCATCCTCCAACTTTTTAGCCAACTCCTCTCGGGCTAATTGCCGCCCTTCTTCGAAAGCTAGCTTAAGATGTGGATTCATCGTGGACTCCTTCAATGCTAGCGTGACGCTTGAGGTACTCAATAGCACGGGACAACCGCACGGGGGACTCCCTAGCGAATCCCAGAAGAGTGTTACACGCGGGACAAAGAAGATCGCGCACGGCACCAGTTGTGTGATTGTGGTCTACGCATAAAAAACGATGCTTGCCTGAGGGAGGGTCGCCGCAACAGGCGCAAAGGCCCCGTTGCCTCTGTAGCCTCGCAGAGTAGGCGTCCAAGGAAAGCCCATACGTCTGGAGCAATTTTTTCCTACGTATTTTAAGATACTCAGCAGGATTCTTACGTCGCCATTCCTTTGCGATAGCTATAAATTTTTCAGGATCACGGCGATATTTATCTCTACTCGCCAAAAGAACATTCTCTCGATTCTTGGCGTACCACTCAGCGCTCCTACGTTTGGCTTTACCTGGATTCGCGGAGTCCCAGCGCTTCACGCGGAGACAAACACAGCTCTTACACTCGCTAGTTCTTCCGCATTTAGCCCGTCTATCGATGTAGAATAACGTAAGTACTTTTTTATTACCGCAGGCGGTACGGGTCTTAGTCAGCATAAAGTTATTTTTCACATAGGAACATGCGACGCAAATCATCTGCGTGTTTCTGATCGACTAAAACTGTATTTTCTATCAGTACGCGTAATCCCGTATTCTCCCCACATAGAAGAAGAAGTTCACGCCCACAAACTATCAATTCTTTCTCCGCTTGTAACAGCGTAATGAAAATTTGGTGAAGATCCCCTATGTCCGGTACCCTGGATACCGCCGGTGTAGGCTCTCCTCCTAACGCGGTTATTTTCATCGCCAAATCATACGCAGCGTCTCTCTCCTCTAAGAGGTGCACATTGAAATGGTCGTAGATAGCATCCCTAAAATGCGCTCTAACACGATCCCCGTAATTCATCCACATGATCACAGCGGTGTACTTCAAGCGTAGTAGAGCTTGTAGCTTTTTAACTACCTTCTCCTGCGGAACGGCGAACATGCCCTCTTCAGGGGAGACAGCTAGTGGATGCACGCCCTCCGAAGCAGTGGGCAGCGGAACTTGGGTCTCTACCTCCGCCACCTCAGGCGACTCAGGCGAAGCGCCTCCTGGCAATTCAACTAGAGCCGCCGCCTCAGCCCGCTTAATGTAAAACTGCGTGATCTCATAGCGTGACATAGACATTAGCCCACCTCGACCTTGGTACCTAGGGTGATCTCACCGCGTTTATACGCGGCCAAAGCGTCAGATTTAGTCTTATACTTATGCGTCTTCCCGTTCGGCGAAGCTTCTGCTTTAGACGCCAAGTGCACTCCAAGCATAGCTTCCATCCGGGGAGCTACCATCAAAGAATCCTTGGCCAGGTCTGAGAAGAGAAGATTCGATAGCGTCATTCCCTTAACTTCCTGAACAGCGCCAGGGAGCACCGGAACATGAATCTGAAAGGTATCCCCGTCATAGTCAGCGTTCATTCCTAGCTCAATGAATGGATTGACGTGGATTGTCTTCCCCGCGACGGGTACAGGATTCGCTCCTACGAAACCGTACCGATGCAGCGTCGGCGCTCGATTGACCATGACGGGACGTTCCTTGAGCTCCGCCATAAGAGCGTCGTTCGCCGCCGGGTGTTTATTCTCAACCATCTCTTTGGCGGCTACCGCGCCAAAACCTCGACGTACCAAACGAGCAATAACAAATTTGCCGTACATACCCCAGAGCATGTCTGTAGGTAGACCGATCTCATCCATCCCGAGAGAGCCGTCGGGCGCGATTGTTCCGCGTCCGGATACGTCCTGCTGACGCTTCATTATCTTCTTCTGAAAGAAACTACTCTTAGGAGTAGTCTTGCCTGTTAGGTGCTCGAGTAAGCCTTTCACGTTACGCTTCAAAAGCTTGGGGTTGTCAGACTCGTTGGTTCCGATCACTGCGCCCACGGCGTTAGCCAGGTTCTGCCGTAGTTTGGCATGCTCATCTGGGGGCAAGGTATTCTCATCCACCTGCCGCTGCAGCGATTTATTGTGCAGCATGGCGCTTTGATAGAGATAGTTGGAGTCCCCAACCACCAACTCAGAGCCGCTCTTGCCGGGAAGAATGGGGCGCATTACAGGAGGTAGTACGGGTAGCTTTGACAGTACATAGGCGTCCCCGGCCTTGAGATTCTGTCGGTGTAGGGCGTCAAGGAACTTGATCTGTTTTACCGCGTCGTCAAGTTTGGCACCTTTTATAGTTTTGAGAGACGTTCGAAGTTCAGCTAGGCGCCCCGTGACGTCGATAGCATTGAGCCGTTTCTTCATGACGGCTCCGCCGTTGGAGTAGTAGTGCGCCTCAAATTCTTTAGCCGTCAAACCTAGTAGCCGCCGGGCAGGGTCAACGAAAATAGGATTCATGATCGGCTCAGCGAGCTCGATGTGACTCCACCTGGTACCTGTTGGGCCGCCAGTAACTGCGGGGTCGAACAAGCCCCCACGTTCCGGGGCTAGGTCTTTAGCTCGAACTAGTTTTTCGTTCTGAATGGCTCCGGACGACATCTTAAGAATGTCGTGATCTGTAAGAGGCGATAGAGTACTAATGCTCCCCCGAGTATCTACCTTCACGCCAGCGCCGTGCAGCATCCCGACGAACTTGTCGTAGGCGAAGGATGATTTAAGCGGAGGGAGCGGGAGTCCTAGCTGAACAGCGCGCCAAAACTCATCATTCTTTTGGCTCTTAATGACGGCGGTCTCCCGCAGAACATTGCGAGCATTATGCGCTACCAGGGCATTGAACTCCATCTTGCCGACGGCCTTGGCCCCGTTGTCCCCGCCCTTGATGGGCTGTTGATTGACGTCATAGGCTCCAGTACCGCGAGCAGCGAAGTTGGTCTCCGTTGTCTTGAACAACCGGAGCACGTACTGAGGGCCTACTAGGATACCCGGAATCTTCTTTCCAGATACGGGATCGAATAGGGTCTCTTTGTCCTTGACCCCATGCTCCTTAGCCAGATTCTTAGCCCACTGTACGTTGTCACGCCCAGAGAAGTTCTCCACGGCGATGGGCTTCCCCATCTTCCTCGCAACCTTGGCTACGACTGTCTCCAGGATCTGCGCGGGGTTGATACGAGAGATAACGCCAGCAGAGGTATACAGAACCTCGAGGGGTTTACCGCTCTCATCCTGTAGCATCTTATGGTCGGGTACGATCATTGACACAACGCCCTTATTGCCGTGGCGCCCTGTCAACTTATCCCCCACGCGCATGGGCTCTTTTGTCTTGACCGTAACGACGACGCGCTTATCCGTTACGTGAACGTCGATCACTTCTCCAGGATAGTCGTGCTCCCATGCTCTAACCAACTCACGATATGGGTTCACGAGCGTCTTCTTCAAATTACCGAGAAGCATGTCCGATGCCGACATCTTGCCGCGAACAACCCCAGCGATAAGGATATCATGAGGCATTACAACCGTGCCCTGCTTTACTACACCATTGGACCCCAGCTTACGATACTGATCCTGTGTGTACTTAATGCCGTAATACTGTTGATGAATGTCGCGGCCAATCGTAGCGTCACGTTCAACTTCTACGATCTCCTTATACATATGTTCGGACGTCAACTTCTCCGCGGCGCCCTCTGAGATGACAACTGCGTCATTGGAGTTCATGCCATAGTAGGGAACATACCCAATGGTCATGTTGCGGCCGAGAGCGAATGTGCCATCCCGCGTGAAGTTCGACTCTGCCAGGTGCTGGTCAGCTTCAACGTGATCCCCGGGCTTAACTAGCAGCTCGTGATTGAGGTGCGTCTTGGACGCGAATGGTAGATTCGTATCGTAAGGCACCCTAACTAGATCTTTATCCGCGGACTCCTTAGTACGCTCCGCCAGATAATCGTCCTTGAACTCGTCCCAGGTGTATTCTTTCAAAGATCCGAAACCCCATTCGGGGCCATGCTTCTCGTAGGCGTATTTCGCAGCATCCTTTGAGTCGAACCCCACCATACACTTGTCTTCGTCGTGCGAGCCGTCCTTCTTCTTCTGACGAACGACGTATACATGATCGAAGACACCATCCTCCTTGAGGTAGATATCCACCGTCTCCCCATCATCTCCAACCGTCTTGGGGATGTGGCCGTACGCCACGTACATCTTCTTCTCCCACTTCTTACCTTCGGGAGAAACGCCAGAGCGTACGTCGCCGGGCTCGAGCTCAATTTTCATCAGAAGACCGTTGATCGTCTTCTGACGCTTAACGGCTCCAGCGCGCTTCTCAACCATAGGGGTATATTCTTCAGACTGCTTCTTCCCAGACGGATCGATGTAGATGTACTGACCGTCGATCTTTACGACTTTACCCGCGACAGGTGACGTAGGCAGAGCGAGGGAAGCGAGTACCTTTTCCCAGCTTGAATGCGCAACGCCGTCCTTCACTATGCCGGACTGTACGAGCGGGACCTCGCGATGGATGAGGGGAAGCGCTTGCGTCTGTACCTTACCCCCCATGATGCCACGGTTCCCCTGCACAGACTCAAGGAACGGAATCATATTAGTTACAGGTGAGTAGAGCTGTGAAGCGTCCCAAAGTTCGTGGGTAACCTGCGAGGCAGGAACGCTGTCCACCTGGCCTTTGCGCATGACGGCTACTAGCCCAGACATCTTCTGTTTTGGGAAAGCCACTACCGCCTTGGCCATCTGCGCGGCTGACAGCATTTCTGTCTTGTGCGTCTTTACATTGTTTACCGGCGTATAGAGATTACCGGCAGCGTCTCGGTGCGTCTCCATCGCGGTGCGGATGTCGATGCCTGCCCGAAAAGACTCAGACGTACGAATGGGGTCCAGAATGCCGAGATGGCTTGAGTGAATGGTTCGGGCTTCGGCGGGAATCGCTCGCTCGTTGGCGATGCCGCCTTCACCCAGAGAAGTAACCCTAACGGCGTGATCAATTGCCTCCACGGGGTTGATGTGTGTAGGGATAGAGCTCAGCTGGGACCCAGTGAGGAAGCTTCGGATGCCTGCGGAGAAAGGCGACGCTGGTAGAATCGCGCGAAGCTCAGTCTTATGCGTAGCGCGGCCTTTAACCTTCATGGCCAACGTACGCGCGTCTAGAGCGATACGCTCTTTGATGAAATCGTCTACGGAGTGGTACGTCTTGAAGTGAAGAGCATCTCGATCGTCTGTGTCTTCGTTGTCTTTATAGACATGCAACAATCGCTTAGACGCCACAAGAAGAGACTGCGGAGTCACAGAGGAGAATTCATGACCCAGGGTCTCCTTAGTTACTTCTGGGTCCATCGACGTAGCGGCGTAAGCTGCTTTCACCGCCTCAAGCTGAGTTTCAGGAGTTGTAGCGGTTCTCTTCGATGGGTGTGACAGCTTCTCATAGAGCTTCGACAAATTCTTGTCGTGCTTACCCTCGAACGCTGTCTCGTTCTGCTTAGCTACTTCAGCCCCCCAAGCGGAGGAGATATCGGCGTGGGGTACGCCCAGTTTACGCAGTACAGAGTAAAGCGGAATCGCTGTAGTACCATATTCTATATAGGGGTGGCCCTTGGCAGGATCAAGCGACAGACGGAAGTTGGCGCCCTTAGATAGGTTGAACGCCGCCTCGAGTTCTTCGTTACCTCGGCGACGCGTATAGACGCCCGGCTTCAGTCGTAGCTGATTGGAGACGTTGTACTCATTACCGTCAATGATGAAGGTGTGCCGTCCCGTGAAGTAGGGAAGATTGAGCAGGGTAAAACCTTTTACCTTCTCGATCTCCTTGCCGTCAGCCCCTCGGAGCACGACGGTGCCCTTTACCTGTTCGTAGAGGGACCCCCCACTGAGCAGAGCCTGCTTCTGGTCATGGGGCCCAAAGTCATGCTGGTGCACCTTGAGGTCAGTAAGCTCAATCCGCTTGTCCCGTAGCGGAAGAGGGAAGCTAGCCTTAGGGCGTCCAGCGCCTTGTTGCGTATCTGCGTCCGCCTGGATTCGGCATCGGTGAGCACTGAAGTTAGGGCCATAGCGTTCCGTAAGTATAGGTCCTTATTTGGTATCAGTATGTGAGCCGCGATTTACGGGCTCTTACTCGCTGGAGGGGAAGTAAAAAATGACGCTCAAGAAGAAGACCACCAAGGCCAAGACAGCACAGAAGCGCACCCAGAAGGAAGAGGTCCCGACGCTAGTGGACATCAGTAGCATACCGCCGATACCGGTGCTGCGGGAAGCTCTGATTTGCGTCGTGGACTCACCTGCCCGCTGGGGGCGGCTTCAAATGGCGATGGTGGCCTTACCGCGGATCGCAAGACTCGCGGCTACGTTGTGTCAGGGTACCAAGTGCTTCTTCTGTGGGGAAGCACAGGCACCCGTTCCGAAGGAAACTCTGTTCATGTTTCACCCGGAGTACCCCCTCTGCGCCTGCCTCGCGAAATTCCGCAAGATGGCGTTCGATTACATTCCGCGCTGGGAGTTCGCGGAGGGGAAGAAGGCGATTCTCGATCAAGTGGAAGCAGGAACTATTGCACTCGACACGCCGGTCTATCAGTTCTTCTGCCAGTGCGGAACTGGTCCCGTCGTGGTTGACGTAAGGTCTGTTGCATACGGTCTCCGTACCTACCGGATGCATTCGCGTAGAAAGCTCTGCAACACGTGCTACAACGCGGTCAAGCGACCGCAGGCAGCAAAAAGCAAAATCGTTGCGCACCGGCCGAAGCATGACCCAGGCGCGAGGATCAACAAAGTCAGGCATGAGAAGCCCAACAAGAGATTGATTTCTGAATCTCTTCCCCCCGTTGACGCGATACTTAGTGAGCAACAGCTCGTAGAGATGGATAGGAAAGCTCTCGAGACGCTCAATCAAGTTCGCTGAGATCCAGCCTACTTCATGAATATTCGGTACCTGGTCTTGCTAGCTCGTCTGTTCTTCCGAGCCTAGACAAGACGGCCCCCTCGTAGAAAGAACATCTTCTGCGAGGGGGTCTTGTCCGAGGGAGGTAAGTTAGAGGTCAGGCTCTGGTGACGTACCGTCAATATTTTGCTTAGCCTTATTTTTCTTAGCGGCCGTCCTCTCGTACCAGCGTAACGAGATGAGAACACTGCCGTCCTTCTGCGTGATCTCCTGCTCAGACCCGAAGATAAGCTTACCCGCCAGAATCTGGTTTACAGTATCTTCGTACTCATCTTCGGCTACGTGCGGGCAGGAGTAATCTCCAACATCCGGGAGGTTTACTTTATTGTTTGCGATGTCAGCGCCGCATCTGGCGCAGGACTCCCAAGGCCGGAAGATAGTAAAAACTTGGCGATGGATTTTGTAATCGTACGCCGTGATTCCAGGGATACCCTCCTCCGTGGACTCTACCGTGCGATGGCCGTCCATATTTGGCAGCGGAAAGCCATCGGGTAGATCAACGCCTTTGCCTTCAAACCCTTCTGGGGTTTGCATGGCAGCGTTGAGGATAGATGCGAAATCAGAACCGGCGTCTTGTTTTAGAGGCATGCTTTATGTTCCTTAAGCTGCGGGCTGTGCTCCGCCTTGAGCCTTGGCTTGAGCTCCTTGTTGGTTTTGTGCATCTTCAAGTCGCTGGATCACTACCGCGTACATAACGGCATCTTCGGCCTGGAGGGAGTGAAGCTGTGATCTACGTGACCCAGGGTCCATCTGCGTAATTTGCTGTACGATCTGGTCTGCCTGCGCGATGACAGCTTGTTGGTCGTAGTTGAGACCCTGGGCGGATTGCGTCTGTTGCTGTACCTGCTGCGCCAGGTTGTTCTGCAGCTTTCTAACTTCGTTCTGCACGCGTTGCTGGTGGCGAGCTTCATCGAGAGTTTCTTGGAGACGCTTCTCTCTCTCCTCATCCAAATCGATATCGAGACGCTCCATGACAGTAGTCATCGAAACGTACTGCTGCCCCGACTGACCCGTCGCCATGTTGATCAGCATCTGCTTGGACTCGGTGTCATCTACTAGTTTGAGGGGTGTTAGTTTGGCTTCGATCTTCTCCCAGCCCAGGAACTTAGACATCTGGTCGGCGTACCACTGCAGCAGATCGTTCATGTCATCGGCGTGACCCTGCGTCTGATTCTGAATCATACGCAGCGTGGCTTCCATCCCTGCTTTGGTTAGCCCGCCGTACAAGAACTCCTGCGGAATACCAAGCGCTGCCATGATGCACTTGTCAGCCTCTTGGAGCTCACCAATAGTGAGCATCGCGCGACCATCTCCGCCGAGGTTAGACACACCAAGAGCGACAGGAGCCATCATGATGTGTAGCGGGTCACGCCTCCACTTCTTGATGTTATCCTTCATCTCCGACTGCCAACGAGCTAGGCTGATCTGCTGCGTGAAATCTTGCGCCCCGTTCTGGGCGGGGTGAAGAATGCGCATCGGTACGATGTGCTCTAGCGCAATTGCTTCGTTCGCCTTACGCAGCACTAGGGTGTAGAGGAACAATTTGATGGTAGCGGCTAGCGGCGGGAACCCCCACTGCTGGTCGATCCCTGAGGGGCTGGCGACCTTGATGTGAAAAAGGGCATCTTTCTCAAAGCGGAATGTCTTGTTGTCCCTAATGTTTTCCAGGAACTCGATCGGCATCGAATTGATTAGATGCTTAGACCCCGATTTAACTTGATCCTTGATGTCCTGCGGGATATTGTAATAGTATACCGACTGGCCTGTGATCGGGTTATAATCGATGTCCATCAACTTAGGGTCCCAGCGTATGATGTGGATCTTGCTGGCCGCTAGAATCTTTCGGTCCACTACTGCGCCCTGCACGGTCTTGTTGCAGCCTGCACATACGTATGTGAACGTCAACTTCTTAAGGTCAAACTTGTAGTCAATGTGCGTGATAGCTACCAATGCTTGGCAACCATTGCACTTGAGGCTGCGGACGAACGGTTTGTAGATGGACGTGAAATGATTGCCATAGACGTGCTTATCCAGCGATGCCATCAGCAAGGCTGCTTTGATCTTTAGGGTCTTGTCGAAGAGCCTGCGGTAGTTCCTCCGTAGCGCCTCATTCGACGTGCCGTACTCGATATCCGTAACAACAAGCTCGCCGAACTTACGCAGTGCGGCATAGACATGGGCGCTATTGTACAGGAGA